AGGACTTGTTCCTCCGGGCGTACCCTGATATGGAGAATTTACTAATGGATTTGTAATATAATAAACAGTAGTTATACCATTTAGTGTAGACGAACCAAGTGCCCAAGAATTAGAACCAATTGCGGCAATAACATCCACATTAGTATTAAGAGTTGATGGATCAACAGAATCAATCGTTTTGTTAATTCTTACAGCCATAAATGTTCCAATGCCCGCTATAGATAATGTTCCAACGGCTGGATCATTAAATACTTTGGAGTTATTACTCATATACAATCCGGTTCCTATATTTACTCCACGATCTAACATCGCCTTATCAAATCTATCAAAGAAACTTACAGAACAATATAAAAAGGGCGCGCCCCTATAATTATAAGCGCCAAAGTCATGACTAATAAAACCATCTGTTGGATTAAATGTGCATTCTGTTTTTTGAACCATTCTTCCCCAATGATTACTTGAAGACTGTTGACTCGACTCTAATTTAGAAAATCTTCCCGTTGAAGTATAGACAAATGCTCCGACCAAATCCTCATCGAATACACCAGAAGTAAATTGTATAGAAATTCCACCGTCACCATTTATATGAGAAACAGATTTATATTCACCCGTCCTTCTGCCTTCATAAATGCCAGTATCAAAATAATAAGCTGTTCCAGAATATCTATTTGTTCCACTAATAATTGTACTAGTACCTAATAATTTACTTCCACTGTAAAATGTTCCAAATCCTGTATAAGTAAATCCAGTAAAAGAAGTGATGTAACTATAACCACTGCCAGTCACATAAAAATTTCTAGTAATATAATTTCCTGTAAAGACTCCGCTACCAGAAAATAATCCAGTTCCTTCAAATTTTACAAATAATTCGCTCCTTCCGCTAAAACCAAATTGGGAATAGTTTGCTCCCGTTACTAAAGTAAAACTATATCCACCCAAATCTTCTTTAAGCGTCTCTAGATTATTACTTAATTCTATTCCGGTTTGTCTTGGATTTGAAAGAGAAAGAATATCATACCCATAAGGATAACTATTCCAATTTGCATCGGTTGAACCAACCATATTTCCTGCCGAAGTTTGTCCTTCTAAATTATGTGCTTCAACTACAATTTGATATTCTCTATATGGTCCAGAAGCTATAGCTATATTAGTATCAGCACTAAAAGTATAATTAGTTACTTCGATTCCGGTGGTTTCATACAAAATAACATTACTTGGAATTCTACTATAAGTTAAATCATTTTCTCTTATTGTTATTCTGTATCTTAAATCTTCTTCAATGGTATTTATTCCGTTTGCCCCCACTTGCCAAGTAAATAAGGGATCGGCATCATTACTAGTTATAATAGTTAAATTATTAGTTGCAACCGCACCACTATAAGTCCCAGAAAAAGAATTTAATTCCAAAGATGAAATAATGATATTTTGAATTGGATTAATATCAGTAATTAAAGTATTATTTTGTGCAAAACTAGCGCTTAAAATTCCGTCCACATCATTAGAAGAGTATACTCTAAAATAATAATTACCAGTTTCAGTCGGATAAAAATTTTCCGTAGTTACAGTAGAGGGCAAGGTCGCAATTTGTTTATCAACGGAAGGAACACTATTATCTGGGAATGCCCCTATATTAGCATATGCTCTAAAGCTATTAATATTACTTACGTCATTAACCAAGAAAGAATATTTTACAAGATAATTATTATTTAAATCTTTATAAGTATCTAATTGTAAATTATAAGGGGTGTCGGGAATTTTATTTTGGACCAAATTAGTTCTATGTAAAGATAATCCAGATTCTATTTCAAAATATTTTCCGGGATAATATTGTAATCCTACAACTTCATATTTATGAACATCACTTTCTCTAATATTAATAGCTCTATAATAATCATAACTAGAAGTAGTAAAATATCTAGAGCCGGTATAGGAAGAATAAGCATCCATTAATTCTATAGACCAAATTGGACGGCCCGAAATAGAATAACCAGTAGTATCAAAAGCATTATATAAATTAAGAACAGTATAATTACCTGAACCAGTAGATTGAAATCCAGAAAAATTAATCTTCTGGATAAAATTACGTCTAAAATTAGAAACATCAGCAGAAGTAAGTCCAGTTGTTTGGGCGGTATCTAAAGTATAAGATGGGGTAAGTAAAGAAAGAGTATATCCGAAATTAGTTTCCATAGTTGGGACTAATCTATCTAATACAACTAACGTTCCGGTTGCCGGGGTTCCAATTTGAGTCATTTCATAAATCCGCCCCCCATGTTTTTTAAGTTTCTTATTAATATCAAATATCTTAAGAGTATCTCCCGGTCTTAACGTTGCCGCTTCTAATCCCCCAACAAAACTAACTGTTTCAGTTTCTAAATTTTCGCTTAATAATATAAATCTACCCAAACGTATTGCTTGCCCCCGACTTGTTGTCCCAAATGCTGCTAGTTCTACCTCTCTAATACCATATTTTCTAATTGAATCAACATCTTCTACATATTCTACCGCTGGTTTATAAAAATTATTAGGATCATTATATCTTACAATAGCTACAGAATGTCTATTCTTTTTACTTGTTGATGAATAACTAAAATCTCCATTTTCCACGTTGGAATTATTGAACATTATCCTTGGGTCTTTAGGAGAATCTTGAACGGCATAAATTAAACCATTTGCATAATAAGTTATCCCCCTAAATATGGAAGCCATATCATCTACGACTTTATAAGCATCTTCTCTTGAATTAATAGAAAGATTACACGTCATTCTTGGTTCTAATCCACCATAACCATCAGAAACTAACACATCACAATACTGTCCTATATCATAAAGAGAAAATTTATCTACATAATCCTCTGAAATATATTTTCCTAGACCATATCTTTGATTAGTAATTAAATCATAGTAACACCAAGCGGGATTATTAGTCCATTGTTTACCAGACGCAAACAAGCCATTCCACGCCCCATTAGTTGTAGCATATCCCTCCCCCGAATAACTTCTTCTTATAGGATTATAATTCCCCGGAATTTTAACTTTAATACCCCTTACTTCAAAAGCTCTTTCGGGAACGGATGAAAAATATTCGGCACTAAATAATCCTCTGACCATCGCAGAATTAGGATAAGTATAAACATTTCCTTGAATTTCGGTAATAGAATCCACATAACAACTATTTACCAAGAATGATGTAGTAGATTCGGGAGTTGTTCTTTCAATTTTAACTTCCCATCCAATATGATTCTTGTCCGTCCAAACACTTGTAGAGAAATCTACTCTGGTAGAACGAACATATGCATTTTGAGCTAACTTACCAAAAACTTCCTCTACCACATTACCCATATAATCTCCACCTTCTTTATTAGAAAATAAAGGTCTATAAGATAAAGTATAATTTATAAAAGTTCTTTGAATATTTCCAGTTTCTTTATCGGTAATATATAATCCCGGAATCCTAACATTAACCACCGCTCCACGAACATCTTTATTTAATATTCTATAAGTTTTTGGAAAACCATGCCTTAATCTTTCGCCAATGCTTCTGCTAGATTTTTGATAAGGAGATACGGTTTGTAATACTGTTCCATTGGGTAGTCCTTCAGTCCAAGTTACATCAACACTTTGAAAATTAAATTGCCCTCTATCATCTAAAACGGGAGTTTCATTCCAATAAATTGATCTTAAATAACCAGATGGATTAATATTATTATCGGTTGTTCTAAATCCGCTAAAAATAGAACTTCTCCATCCGGTTTCTCCTAATACTCCAGTGGAAATATACCTACCGCTAACAAGGCCATCAATAACCCCTTCGGAAATTAGATCCAATGATTCTACTTCATTACGAGAAAAAGTAATAACTTCGGCATCACTACCGTATACTTTAGTTTTATCAACAGCACCAGTACTATTGATAGTATCTGCAACTAAAATTCCTTCTCTTGCTTCTCGTATTGCCATATTTTAAAATAGATATTTATTTCTCGGCGCCCAAAAACTTATTTCTTGGCGCCCAAAAACCGCCACCACCTACAGTAGCTTCTGGTGGTTGGATGGCATAATCTCTTACAACATAAGCAGAGGTAATAACTTGACTGCCAACTAAAATTTGTCCATAAACCAATGGAACTGGTCCACCTTCACCAACAACGTTTTGTGGCCCAGAAAAAAGATAAGACGTTTTGCCACCTTGTTCAATTTCTCTAAAGTCTTCAATTTTTGGAGGCTTAGTAAGTAAAATGCCAATAGCAGCACCAATCAAAGCAACGCCCACCCCTATTAAAAGAGTAGACGTTCCCCCCGAAATACCTTCAAGTGCAAGACCTAAAATAATTAAAACAATAGCAAAAAGAATTAATATAGCAGCGAGTGCTCCCTTTCCCGCCCCTTCCAAAACTGGCACCACATCTATTGTTCTTAATTTTCTTTTTAAATTAAATTCTGAATACTTAATTGTTTTTAAATCATTTATATCCATTTTACTTCCATCTATATATTCGTCCCCATTAACAATGATTTCATATTTAGCATTTTCTTTTTCTTTGTCTAATAGATATTTATATAATTTTTTGGAACCAGCTTCAACACCCCTCAAGCATTCTGATACTGTTTTTCCGGCAATTTCCCATTGTTTTCCAAGAAATTGACCTGCATCAC